TTGTCGGTCGTACTCAGCGTAACGCTTCACATACTTCATGCGCAGCACGGGGTCGTCCCACACGCCAGCGTCGACCAGCGCCTGCTTGCGCTCGGGGCTGATGTACACCTCGCGGCGGGTGGTGGCCGGGGCGTGCTCGCGGCCGGAGCCCACCGCCGGACCCCCGCGGGCCTCACGCGCCGGGGCGCCGTCACCGCCGCGCGACTGTGCGCCGAACCGCTCCGGCAACCGCCGTGCCGCCCGGCGCCGCAGCTCGTCCCAGTAATCGCCAGACTGCGGGTTGAACCCGTCCTTGACCAGCGCCTGGTCGATGGCGAGCACGATGGCCGAGTCCTCGTCGCGGCCCTGCGGGTCGTACCAGGTGTTCTGGCGCAGGAACTCCTGCGCGTGGTGCATCGTCGCGTCGTCAATGGCCGGGGCGGCCGGGGCTGGGCGCTGCAGCGCGGCTTGCTTGGTGGCGTGGAGCTGGCGCGCCTTGTCGATGGCCTGGTCGCGATAGCGCATGGCCTGCGTGACGTCGGAGCCGTTGCCGGCCTCCACCGCCTTGGCAATCACCCGCTCGGCGGTCTCCGCATCACGCATCGCGGCCGCAATCTGCGCGTCCAGCGAGTTCAGGTCCACCTGCGCGGCGCGCTGCTCCTGCGCGGTGAGCCGACGCTCCAGGTCGTCGTTGCGCTTGCGCAAGAACTCCATCTCGAGCTTGTCGCGCTTGATGGCTTCGTCGCGGCGCTGCTTGCGCTCCAGCTTCTCCTGCCGGCGCCGGGCACGAATGTCGTCGCGGTCGTCGCCGCCGTCCGCGTCGGGGTTGTCGGGGTCGAGGTCGTCGTCATCCTCGCCGGCGCGGAGCCGTGTGTCCTGCGCGGGGTCGGGCACGCCCGTCGGCTCGGACGGCACGTTGCCTTTGGGGGCATCCTCGACGATGACAATGTCGTCGGCGGCGTCTTTCTCGGTGAGCTTCTCAGCCATGATGGGTCACATCTCCTTCAGATGAATGCGCGGATGGCCAGGGGGTCGCCCTCGACGCGGCCAATGATGTCGAGGTCGTTGAAGATGACGAACAACGCGCTCTCGCCGTTGGGCAGCGGCACCTCCCAGCGGTCGCCGCCGTACTTGGGCACACGCACGTAGTCGCCCGGGTGCGCCCAGCCACCTTCAGGCCAGGGCTCCAGCGTGTTGCGGTTGCGGTAGGCGACGGGGCCGAGCGACACCACCTTGGCGACCTGCGTGTTCCACTTCTCGGTATCACGCGAACCGCTGTCGATGATGATGCCAGAAGCGGTCTTGGTCTTGGGTGTGCGAATCTGCACCAGAACGCGGCTACCGAAGGGCTGCACCCCGGCGTCTGCCGCCGGAAAAGCCTCCGCCATAGCGTTCTCACAAGTCTGGGTCACTGTCACGCTCCTCTTTCAAAAGGGACAAAAGCACGTTGATGGCGGCCTCGTAGCCTGCTACGGTGCCGACCCGATGCCCGTACTCGAAGGCATCACGGGTTTGGGGCCGCTGCATTGCCTGCAGCGCAAAGCTCGCCTGCTCGGCCTTGAGCCGAGCGAGCAACCGCTCCGGCAGGTTCACGCCGGGGTCTTGGGCAGCGCCGGGGCGGCGGGCAGCGTCTGGCCGTTTTCCTTGCTGCCCGCGGCCAGGCGGTGTTTCTGCTTGACGAGCGGGCCGGCCATGGGCACGGTGCCGGGGGTGGGTTTGTCAGCCATGGTTCAAGGTTCCTTTCAACGGGTGCCGGGGTTGATGCCTGTGCCTGTGGAGACGGCAACCTTCTCTCCAGAGGCGATCTCGGCCGCGGCGAGCCGCAGCGCGGTCTCGTTGTCGTCGGTGTTCATCTGGTAGCGCACCGCGTCGGACTGCTGCTGGCGGGCGTCCTCGGCTTGCTGACGCAGCGCCTCCCGCTGCAGCTCGGCGGCGCGGGCCTGCTGCGCGTCGGCGAGTCGGGCCTGCTCGGTCTGCGCCTGCTGGGCGAGGCGCGCTTGGTCGGTTTGCGCCTGCTGCGCCAACCGCGCCTTGTCGAGCTCGGCGCGCTGCTGCGCAACCTGACCCTGCAGCTGCGCGTTGAGCTGCGCAACTTGCAGCGAGTTGTCGGGCGGCACCGGGGGTTGGGGCTTGAACTGCTGAGCGGCTTGGTCAATTTGCGCCAGCTCCTGCGCGAAGGCGCCCAGCTGCTGCTCGATGAGCTGCTGCACTTGCAGAATCACGCGCACTTGATCGTCCGCCTCGTCGGGAATCAACTTGGCGTCGGTGGCCTTCTTGACCGCGGAGTGCGCTTCGACCATGTAGTAGTTCAACAGGTGGTCGCGCAGGTGCTGCGCCATGGGGAACAGGTACGACTTGACCACCGCGGGGTTGGAGCCGAACAGCGGCGACTTGAGGAATGCCAAGTGCGTGTGGATGTGCGCCAGGTGGTCCTGCCGGGGCAGCACGTACACCGGCCGACCCATGGCCGCGGCCACGTTCTCGCTGACGGGGTCCAGGTCGTCCTGCCCCGGGGCGGGCTGCAGCACGTCGTCGGCGGGCACCTTCATCGCGCGGAGGAACATCTCCTCCACCTTGCGCGCGTCGTACATCTGCGGCACGACGGCCGCCCGCTGCAGTATGGCCTGCGTCTGCGCGAAGCGTTGCGTCTCGCTGAAGATCGCCGGGTCGCTCACCGGCACCACGTCCAGCGGGCCGTCAAAGTCCTCGGGCTTGACGTCGAGCCCGTTGTCGTACGCCTCCAGCGTCTCGTGCGTCAGGTACGCGCTGTTGAGCCGGTGCAACACGCGGAACACCCGGGCCATCGCCGCGTGCAGCCGCGAGTGGATGGAGCTGAACACCACCATGCCCTGCTCGATGAGCGCCATGGTGGTGCCGACGGGCTGGTTGGGGTTGGCGTCGCTGAGCTTCTCAAACGAGGTCTGCACCACCCCCTTGCCCGCGTCCACCAAGAACCCCAGCAGCTGGAACAACACCGCGCTGGGCGGGTTGAACGGCATCGGCATGGCCAACTTGCGCACGTCGTCGATGAGCGCCCCGCCCTCCATCTCCACCACCTCGGTGGGCTGCACGTTGAGCGTCTGGCCGTTGGGCCCGCCCTTCAGCTTCAGCAGCGTGGGGATGTTCTGAATGTGGGCCGAGTCCAGCAGCGCGCGCAACGCCCCGGTGGCCGCACCCGACAACCCGCCGATCATGTGCGTGAGCCCGATGGGGTAAGCGCCGCGCCAAGGCACGAACGGGAACTCCACCATCCACTCCAGCTCCGCGCGGCGTGGGTCCTCGGGCTCCCAGTTGCGGTACAGCCCGAGCGCCTGGCCGGAGGACTTGTCGATGCTGAGGATGTAGGGGGCGGGGTCGTCGTCTTCGCCGTCCTCCAACGTCAGCGCGGTGCACACCTCGAACACGGTGCGGAGCCCGTCCTCGTTGTAGGCGGTGCTCTTGCGGCCTTCGATCTTGTCGTTGGCGCGGGAGGAAGCGCTGAACTCAGGATCCTCCGGGGCACCCAGGTCCACGTCGCGGTACATGCCGGAGCGCACACGCCGCTGGTACTCCGCCGCGGTGATGTACTGCACGTGCGTCTTGCGCTCGGCGGTGTAGAAGTTGGTGGCCGCGAACGGCAGGTACACATCGTCAATCGGCACGAACTCCACCGTGGGGCGCTGGCGCTGCCGGCTCCACATGAGCTTCAGGTACTGGCCGCCGCCCAGCGGCAGCTGCGTGCTCAGCTGCTCCAACTCGCTGCGCAGCTCGGGCATCTGCTCGGTGCACTGCCAGTTCATGAAGTCCGCTTTGCGCTGCGCCTTTTCAACCTTGTCCTTGCCGTGCGGGCCCAGAATCTTGCTCTTGACGGGGCCGGTGGGCGGGAACATCTCCTTCATGAACCGGGCCGAGAAGTCCACACACGCTTCCACGAGCATCGGGTGCACCACCTTGTTGGCGCCGGTGAACTGTGCGCCACCCGGCGCGTCGTCGCCCAGCCCCGTGCGGCGCAGGCCCTCTTCGTACTGCTTGTCGCGCTTCTCGCGAGCTTCCTTGTCCTTGTCGATCTTGTCGAGCAGGTCAGTCACGGCGGTGCTGAGCCGCGCGGGGTCCACGTCCTCGACGATGTTGTCGAAGTGCTTTTGTGCGCGGCGTGACTGCTCCTCGTTCTTCAGGCGCACCACAGCGCCACCGTCCTCGGTGTCTTCGACTTCGAGCTCGTTGTCTTCTGCGCCCAGCTCAAGGGTCTCACCGGCTTCTGCGGGCGCGTCCTCGTCCTCGAACGGCACGTCCAGCTTGTCGGGGGTCATAGCCATGATTGAAGTGTCCTCTGCTTTCACGCCGCCAACAGTTCCGCGGCCAGTGCGTCGATGCGCGCCGGGTCATACTGCGCCGGGCGGGGCGGGGCGGTCACTGCGCCGCCGCGGGCGAAGCCTTCAAACGCTCCGCGAGCGTTTTCCCACCAGCTTGGGTCGCGCGCGATTTGTCGTTGGAACCATTCGGCGTTCACGGACGGCTCGCCTTCGCCCGTGAGACGTTGAATGGCCTCGTCAAACTGTTGCTTGGTGATGAAACGCTTGTCGGGCAACTGCATTAACCCCGTGTTCCCCAAATCCCCCACCCGCCCCCACTGCCCGCTGCGCACAAAGTCCTGGACGAATGGGAGGTACTCCTCCTTCGGCGCGCGGTTGGCCTTGCCCTTGATTTGGACGATGTCGTCGAGTTCGCTGACCGGGAAACGCTCTTGCAGAAGTTCGTCGTAGATCTCTTCGTAAATGTCTTCGATCGCCCGCTCATCACCGTCGTCCTTGACGCTCCAAGCGGCTTCTTCAGCCTCTCTGACCAGCGCGTCTTCGTCTCCCTCCGGGACCGTGCGCGTGCCTTTGGGATTGGTTTCTATGGTCACGTGCGGCTGACCCTTCGCGTCGCGCAGAGAGAAGATCCGCGACCGGCCCTCGACCACATCCGGGCAGTAGCCGCCGACGCAGTGGCCCATCACCTCGCCTTCGTACTTGAGGGCGTCTTCGAGGATCTTGTAACGAGGGTCGCTCGATGAGCCCTCCAAGGCGCGTTCGCCGTTTGGACCGACGAGCGTTTTGCCGCGCTTTTTCCAGCCTTTGGGCAAGTCCTTGGGCATCTTCAGCTCGACCAAGCGATACCCCTGCTCCGGGTACTCCTTGAACACCTGCGTGGCCGGGTTCATGGCGCGGGCCAGGTCGGCCTCGGCCTTCTGGGCTGCCCGCCACTTGTTGATGTCCGACACGCGCTGCACCGCCTGCGGCACGGTGACCTTGTCGAGGTCGCTGTACTTCCACAACAGCTCGCGCGGCAAGCCCGACTCCGGGTTCACTGCGTTGCGGAGTTCGTCGACGAGGTGGCCGAAGCCAAGATTCTCGTTGCGCACCGTGCTGCCGGGATACACGGTATAAACGGGCGTCTCGGGCGGCACTTTGGCGAGCCAGGGGTTGTCGCGCAAAAATGCCGCGGCGGCTTCGTCTCGACGACCGTAAGCCTTGTCGGCGTATTCGGGATCGATCAACTTCCCTGCTCGATGAGTTTCGATCGGCGCGTCGGCCAGCACCTCCCAGTCCGTGGCGAGCTGGCTTTTGGCCACGCCGTGGCGCGGGTAGCCTGCCGCGGTGCGGGCGAACGCCGTGTCCGACGGCAACACCGCCATCTGCGGCTCGAAGTGCAACACCCCGCGTTCAGCCAGCGCCCGGACAGGATCCTCGGGCGTGCCCATCTCGTTGCGGATGTAGCCGGCGAGCTTCTTGTCGATCCAGCGGTTGAGGGCGGCGTCAGAGGCGTTTGCTGCCTCCAGCTGCTCAGGCGCCATGCCTACATACGCGGAACTGCCTTTCAACCGCTGCACCGACGCCTCAGGCGACTGCGCCCCCGCCAACCAATTGCCGCCCTTGGGCTTGATGACCGCCGCGCCCGGCATGCCCGACACGCCCTGCGCCGCGCGCACGTAGTCGCGGATGGCGTTCACGTCCGTTGCGCGCTTCACGGCGCCCAGCCCGGCCCGCGCCACGTTCGTCGCGCCCATGCCGCCCGTGAGCGCGCCCAGCCCGCTCATGGCGCGGGCCGCGGGGCGCTCGTCGTAGCCCGGGAGCCACTCGCGGTAGAAGTCGCTGGTGGGCAGCACCGGCGTCTCGTTCTGAATGCCGGGCAGCATGCGCACCAACCCCTCAATGTCCCCGGGCAGGCCCAACGTGCCCGCGGCCCACCCACGCAACAGCTGCAGCGGGGCGTTCACGTTGCGGCTCTGGTTGAGCCGCTCGGGGCGCCGGCCGGAGGACGAATAGCGGAACGCGGGGCGGGACAGATCTTCTTCAGCCATGGCAGCTGCACTCCTTCACTTGGGCGAGACCGCCGCGGGCTTTGCCCTTCACGTAGCGGGTGTCCGGGTCCGGACGCAACGACACCTGCCCTTCTGCGATGTCTGCGGTGCCGCGGTCCACAGCGCGTTGGATCGCGCTCAGCAGGTCGTCCATCGACCGCAACTGTGTGCCGAGTTGTGCACCGAGCGCGTTGTTGTGCGTGTCGACGGGGTAGTCTTCCCGCGGGGCGCTGAGCCCCAGCCAATGCCCCGCGGTGCGCAAGGGCGACTCCTTGAACTCGTAGGCCTTGCCCAACGCCTCGGCCGCACCAGGCCCGAATCGTTGCGCCGCCAACGCAGCAGCCAGCATGTGACGGGCGGCATCCCTGCGCAGCACGTCGTTAGGGTACATGCCCTCCGCCACCGTCTGCGCGTACAGCTGCAGGTTGAGCAGCGACGGGCTCGGCAGGCCCCGGGCCGCGGGGTTGCGCACCGCACCGCCGTCAGCGTAGGCCATGCGCATCGCGTTCAACCCACTCAACTCGCCGCTAGGCTGCATAGGGGTTGGTCCTCTCGGCGTTGGGCGCACGCCGGCGTGGCTCGTCAACGTCCCGAGCCTGCGGCAGCTCGAACCAGCCTTCGTTCTTCAGGAAGATGACCATTTGTGTGAAGCAGTCCACATACTCGTCGTGCTCAGCCATGGGGAACTTCTCCAACTGGTGCATGAACGGGACCGCCCAACTTACGGGCTGCCCTGGGTTCTTGGTCGACTCAGGCACCCACAAGATGCCAAGCTCCAGTGTAGGTGCAGCCTGATGTGCGCGACTGACCTTGTCCGCGTTGCCGGGATTGTAGCCCACAGCAGGCACTTTGGCAAGCCGCAAATCTTGCAGCAACGATTGCCCGCTGGCCTTGGCTTCGACCAAAATGCGGCTGGGCCTTATCGCCTTGGTCATCTGGCCACGCTGGGCACCACTCGTGCCACCGTACTCAGTGGTCCAGTCACGGATCACACGGGCCCGCAGCTCTGGATAGCTCAGGTGCTCGTCCCAAGCATCAAGCAGCATGGCGTGATGTGCACCGTCGCGTGTGAAGATGCCCCACACTTCGCAGCCGGTGGGGTCGTTGTTGCTCTTCTCACTGAACGCCGTGTCGTAGCTCTGCAGCACAAACTCAAACTGCGGCAGCGGCGCAGCTGCGGGCCACAGCCTGAAGTGCTTGGTTTTCAGGATACCGCCTTCAGCCGGCGTGGGATCTTGCTGCAGCTGACCGGCCGTGCCGTAAGAACCCAGCACCTGCTTGAGCTCGGTGATTTCCTTAGGCCCAAAGCGCTCGGGGCAAATGAGCTCGCCCTTGGTGGTGCGTGGGTCGTAGTAACCCAGCGACGTGCGGCGCTTGATGCCATCCCATTCGGCCGGAATCCTGATGTGCTCCCAGCCGCCAAGGTCCTCCAAAATATGGCCGGACACGTCCTTCTCATGGAGCCGCTGCATCACGGTGACCATGGCGTCGCGCTTGGGGTCGTTCAACCGGGTCGACCAGACGTGGTCGAACCAATCGAGCGTGCCGTTGCGCATGACGTCGGACTGGGCCTCTTGTGCCGAGTGCGGGTCGTCAAGCAAGAGGCGGGAACCTCCTTCACCAGTAGCCGTACCACCTACCGAGGTGGCCAAGCGGTAACCGGTCTTGTCGTTCTCGAACCGCTGCTTGGCGTTCTGGTCCCCAGCCAGCTGGAACAAATGACCCCAGCGCTTTTGGTACCAGGGCGATTGCGCCAGGCGCCGGGCCTTCAGGTTGTCGCGAATGCTGAGGTTGCCGGAGTAGCTGGCGCAGAGATACTTGTGGGCTGGGTTATGCAACCACTCCCACATGGGCCACATGACGCTGACGATCGTGGACTTGCTGTGCCGGGGCGGAATGTTGATGAGCAGCTTGCGCAGCTGGCCGTGCGTGATGGCTTCGAGGTGGTAACAGATTTCCTCAATATGCCAACTAGGCACAAAGGGCGCAGAAGGTTCCACCACGTGCCATGACTGCTTGACGAACGAGTACAGATGCTTGGTGGCTAAGCGCCTGGACTTTTCGTCCAGCAAGAGCAGCAACTCGGCCTTGGTGTCCTTGGACATTATGCCGGCTTTTTGCTGGGTGTCGATGCTGCCACTTCGCCCATCAGTTGAGCCAGTTTGTTGTTGAGCTCTTCTTCGCTCAGGTTATGCAGGCCCACGGCACCGCTGACACCCAGGCTCACGGTCTGGGCCGCCAGCTTCGGCGCGTAGAACGGGGCCGCGGCTTTGGCGGCATCGACCCGCGTGCAGAAGTCGGCGTAGTACTGTTCGGTGACTAGTTCGCGTGATTTCTCATTGCCAAGCTTGTCATACGTGACCTTCCAACGCCTTTGCTCTACAGGCTCACCACGACTCACCTTCAGCAACCACTCATGCGGCAAAAGACCGGCTGCCATTGCAGCTTCGCGGGCCCGCAACGTCATCTTTGACACAGAGCCCTTAGGTCTTC